AGTGTAGAAAACGCAGTAATGTCGCCCCCGAGCGGGTCCGTTCGAAACGTAAGAACGTCCGAAAAGGCAACTCCTTCACCAAAGATATTTTCTTTTGAATACTCAACGGCGTTACCATCTTCTAAGCCCGCGACAAATAAGCGGTTTTTGTGCTTGTGAACTACTTTCGACGACGGCGGTGCAATGTTTTCCAGTTCGCCACCGGTCGTATAAAGAATTTCTCGCGACGTCAATCCGGTCGCATCACCATTATCGTCAACGTATACGATTTCGTCCGCCGTCGTATCATTGTCAAAATCCGTCAAGCGGTATAAGACTTCAACTAAATCGACGTCCGATCGATATATTACGACTTTCACGTCGGCACGATTTCCGGTCTTTTGTGTTAGTCGCAAAGTCGGTATCGTTAAGGTAATTTCGTCTGTTCCGGCCGCCAACGTTGCCGTTTCTAAAATGGACGGTGCCGATCGATGAATTTGCCCTTTACCGTCAACCCATTCATAAATAACACGATAAGCGTATTGGCCCGCACCAGGAAACGATCCGGTTCCCGTATTGACAGCAGCCGACACGTCTTCAGGAAATACATGAAATCCTAATTCAGTAGCTGATACGCCGTCATAACCAAGCAATACCCCACCGGCAATGTGCAAGTTGTCACCAAGCGTCTCATTGTCGAATGACGTGGTATTAAATTCCAATGTGATTTTATTAACGCCAATATTGTCCGCCGACACCGTTGACGATTCCGCTTCCAATCGAGAAATGAACTGTACAGGAAAGACCTGATCGCCATCAACATCATAAGACACTCGCGGCAATATCGATTTTAGCGCACGAGCAGAATCCCGCGACAATCCACCGCCAAGACCGGGCGACATGCGAGTCGTAATGAAACCATTGGATTTTATAGTGAAATACGTCGACTGCAACGACGACTCGAACGCACAATTCACATATTCGAACTGCCCAAGCGCAAACGGCTTCGACGCCAAGCCCACCGACCGCTTAAATTCCGCCGGCGTACCTACGACTAAAGTGACATTGTTCCAAAAGGCCGTTGACATACGAATGGACGCATTACGCGGTTCCGTTTCGTCAAACTCATAAAACAGTCGCAAATTATCGTTGTACATCATGCAAGTACCGATGTTACGCACAATGCCAATCGCCGACGTGTCTTCAACCAGTTCATCATCCGACGCTGCAAAGTTCGAATCAGTCGCGAATACTCGCACTTCTTCATCGGCCGCATCATAATATGAGATGTAAATGCGCGACGTCGACGATTGCGTACTTACCGTCAAAGAATCCCGACCAGGCGCCGTTATAGATTTGGTATTGGGATAGCCGTTGGTACCCGGGGAACCAAGCGCACCATATTCGGTAATGTAACCATAAGTAATTTCCGCCGACGTATTATTGACCGCAAAAATCGACGCCGAATCGAGGGTTTCTATATCCCATGGCGCATCTTCAACGACGCCGGTCAATAGGACCTGTTCCGACGATACGGTGGCCGGATTTACACGGGCGATATATCGAGTACATAAGCTATCAGTCGCCGTATTGATATAGCCGATAACGAAATGATTACGAATCGCAACCACCCGAGGCCACGCCGCATCGGCATTAAGCAACTGGTCGTACATAAACGACGCACCCGTCGCATCGTCCACAGTGGAAAAGCGACAACCACCGCGAGAATCTTCCCATACCACCACCGTCACGCCATTTGACGAGACCATATCGGGCGTAGCTTGCACATACGAGTTGCGAATCAACGAATTCGACGACACAAGCGCCGAAACCACTTCACCCTTGTCCAACCACTTGTCCGACGCCGCCGCATATGAATAAATGCGCCGCTGATTCATCAAAAGTACATCGTCAACGAATCGCGCCAACTTTTTACCCGAATCAATCGGTGTGCTATTGAATACCTTTTTTCCTAGCGCCGAAAACCCGTTACGTTTTTGTACTTTGCTACCTTGCCGCCGAATACAGTTTTCCAACAGCAAAAAACGTCCCGGTATTACGAGCTCTTTTGCCGTTTTCGTATCAATACCGCCATCAAACGACACCGGTATGACTTGTTTGGTCAATTGCGAACTGGATACCATATTACGACCTTAGTCTATTAGATTTCGTAAGCTACCATGCAGCAATTAAACATATTGGCGCCCGTACCGCCCGACGATGACATTCTAATTTCATATGTATGCGTTCCGGCCGGTGCCGCTGTATCGATAAACGTGATGCATGGATTTGATTTGGTGGATAGGCCTTGACCTGACACCGCCACTTGCGAAATCGCGACACCGCCACGAAACAGATAAACAAGAGCCTTATTACCGCCTGCCGAATCCGCTGAAATGTACGCTTCCGATACCGATGCGTCCGGAACAATCATAACTTTCACAACGCCACTACCGCCAACTTCTAACGAGCCCGTCAAATTGGTAACCGTTTGCGCCGTAATGTTCGAACCACCATAATTACCTGAACCGGCCGTTCTTAATACTTCTCCACGCGCCGCCATCGTCAATTCAGGTTCGCGAACTGCCCGTCGATCGAAATTCACACCGCCCGGTGCGAGTGCCGCTGAATTCAATTGCGCTGCTTCAAAACCATCACCAGCCGCATTAACTCGAATAGCGAACTGCTCATTGGTACCTAAATCGGCATCAACAGTCGACAAATCACCGGTCGAATCGATCACCATTAGGCCTGCCGCTGCGGGCAGTGCTGCCAATAACGTCAATGAATACGGCGACGTAACCGAAGCCGGTGCCTTTATCGTAATGGGGTTCGCCGACGCATTGTTAAATTCGTATAACAAGATATCGGAAATCGCCAATTTCGCCGGTTTCGACGTATCTTGGTTAAAGCCAATCGTTTTTGTACCAGACGAATACGAAGCCGACGCCGGCGGCACTAAACCGGTAATGTTTCCTACGGCACCAGCAACAGAACCGTTATCAGTAATGACAACTTCATTGCCCGACGCATCGCGATACGCCAATTCACCATTTTTCGAATAAAGGATGTTAAGATCGGTGCCCAACGATGGCGTTGACCCTTGCGGTTCCATTCGTAAGGTGCGCAAGTCAATCAAATTGAATTCGTTCATCGACAAATCGGCATCAATCGCGATACCGGCCGACGGAATTGGTACACCATTCGACGCCGTATGGTCATGCGAATCGATAATAGACAGATCGTCCGCTACGTTTTGTGCCCACTCCGGTCCGTTCGTTACTGACGGATCTGGAATGGTTAAATTCATATTTGGTGAAGCCATGCTAAAAAATCCAAAGTGAAATTGTGACTGCGACCGTCGACTGCAACGTCAAGAAGTTCTTATCCATCGACGTCTTATACACGTCTCCCGGCCCATTTTTGCCAATAACTATATAACCGATCGGATTCCGATTCAAACCGTGCGCTATCGCCGTTCCGGTCGTTTCAATATCCCATCCTTCAGCCATCACACCGTCCATCAAGATGTTTTTCAACAGTGGATTGACGGCATTAATGATGTTATCTTGGACAAAACTAAGTTCGTTCGACGAAACCTTAATTTTCCGCAACGGCTGCATTAATAAATACCCATAAACGCCGGCGTCACGACTTCCGTAGTGAAGAAACGTACCGTCGATTGATTAATTTGATAGCGCAACGACGCATACTGCGAATAAACGTCAATTTTGTATACGTCACCGACATGCGCCGGCATTCCAACGTCACGGTTTTGCGCCGTTTCTTCGATGCGCTTCATCAACGCCATCTGACGCCGTTCTAAACGCGCCGTAGATGATTCTTCTTTGCCGAGAAATTCCATCGCCATACCGTTAACGATGAGCTCTTCCCATCCCGATACACCGTCTACTAAGTCCGCAGTGTCGGTATAAATGGCCGGCGCTGGCACATAACGATGCCGTACAATGCCCGCCGGTACTGACGCACGAATACCCGTTACGCCGTTGCGTTCCGATTCTAAAAACGGCTTCAACGTGACGTATTGACCCGACGCACCCGAACCGGTAATTAAAAAATCTAGGCCTACGGTCTTGTAATAGTCGTCCGGCAACGCATAGTCCGTCGCACCCGGCGTCAATGTAATATTTTCTTCTGATACGAAGTAGTTATCGAAGCGTGTAACTAAAAGGTCATACAGATTTGTATATTCTTCGTTAAAGGTATCTAAAGCCTCTTCCGCCGATATAAAATCCGATTCCATCATGTCCGCTTTTCGCAGCGCACGATCGATAATATTTTGCACGGTAAAACTTCTAGCCATTTCCGTAGGTTACCTTCGTGTAAAAAACTAAAGGGCGCATACCTTTTTATCGGTCGGCACCCTTCAATTATAACGCGTTATACGTGAAAAATCAAACGTTAAGAGCGCATATCCATGTATGCAGCCAATGCTGAAGCCAATGCCGACGCGTCGCCGCGCTTCATCGCATCAATCATCTCACCGCACGCTTCCATTACGCCTTCATCGTGTGACTGCTCTTCGCCGCCTTCGTCGCTTTCCATTTCTTGTGGACGCGCCTTAGCGATGATTAACGCTGCCAGTGCCTTTTTCTTATCAGGTTGCATGCGAAACGCTCCCTTAAGCTACTGACGAGTTACGGAAAATCAGACAAAAGTTGATACGGTTGTTAGCATCAGCAGCTACGTCCGACACAGCCGCATCAGATACGTCCCAAACACGAATTTGCACGGTTTTCGCCGACAAATCGATCGAGCCAATCTGACAATACTTGTCATCAGCCGTTGCCAATTGCAAAGACGCCGTAGCCGACAATAAAGCCGGATAAATGTCTTGCAAAGTAATCGTAAACAAACCCGCCGACGTGCGAGCTACTGACCAGCCCTTGCCTTTGTTTGATGCGGCAGCAACTGCTGACGAACCATTCGGTGCAAAGGAACCTTGAACCATCACGACGCCTACGTCGAGAGATCCTTGGTGCGGTTGAAACATCCTATTAGCCATATTAAATACTTTCCTTGTTAAATTTTTTAAGGTTAAGGACGGGGCCGCTACACCCCATCCATTAACACGGCTATACTATGCGAAAGTCAAAACTAGGTTTTTGCCCGGAGCATCGCAACCAAGTTGTGAGTAAGTCGCACAACGAACTTCAAACGCATCTGCAGAAGATTCACGCAACATTTTGTTACCGTCAAGGTCAACAATCATTGCTGGTTCTTTCAACGAGTAAAGAGCCAGTGTATCCATTTGCAACATGTACATAGCATTTTCTGGACAATCGCGATCAGGAATTACTTTGATCGTGCCTTGAGGACCAGGCAACTCGATAGCGCGGAATCCAATTCCAGCGACTTCGATATCAGTGTAACGAACGCGGTTACCAAGAGTTTTTTCTAGATCAGAATACTTGGAAAACCCAGTGAAAACGTGATCAGGGTTAGCGCCTTCGCGACCAGCACGACGAGCAGCATCGATAAGCGCTTCATCCAAGGGCTTGCCAGTAGATGGAACACGAACACCACCAAGACGGGTCGGATCGATTGAGCGATCAACGCCGAAGAAAGGAGTTGCGCCGGGAGCAGTTGAAGGAATCCAACCAGCAAGACCGGTCAATTTAGCATTGTAGTCACCAACAACGTTCAACGTGTCAGTAGCAACGATCGTATCGGTGTTACCAGAGTTGTCAACGTTAGTAGTAAT